CGCCAGTTTCTCACTGGTCCCTGTATCTACTGTCCACTGCAGCTCGTCCATGATGGCCTTGACTCTTGCCTCAGCGGTGGCAATCAGTTCCGCTGTGGCCTCCTGGCTGTCCAGCCATCCATCCACGCTGCCGCCAGAGGCCAGTTGCTGCCTGATCTCGTTCTCAGCGTCATTGGCTAATGCGGATGCTTTGGCGTTGCGAAGCACTGCCGCCATGAGCTCTGCGTAGACGGCATCTTTCTCAGTATGCGATATCTCGCGGCCCCTGAGGCCATCGGCGAGCGTGTCAGCAGCCGTCTTGGCGCTTGACTGGTATTCCTCCAGCGTCAGAGAGGGATTGTCAGCCAATTGGCCGCCAATCGCTCGCAGCCCAGCCGCCATCCGCCCGAGGTTGGTGCGCATTGCGTTGGCCTCTGACAGCTGGGCGGTTATGTCACACAACCTGGCCATGCCTGCTATCATATGCCGTCTATCCTCCGCGTCCATGGCCTTGGAAGCTTCGACATGGTCAACGTCGTCGAGTATCCTGGCCATGTCACGCACTGCGTCCATGAAGAGCCCAGACCGTGACAAGTCGGCTCCCATCCGGATAGCGGCCTCGTACTGCTTGACCAGTGCACGGTACTGTGGCATGTGTGACACCAAGGACAGGGCGTACTGGACATCGTCTTCAGCCATGGTCCGAGCATGTGCCCCGAGCACGGCGAGTTTCTCTGCACGCTCTCTACGCTGGGCCAGCACGGCCGGGTCCATGCTTGTTCTTGCTGCTTTGGTTTGGCGAATTGCGTCCCACAGCACTTTGCTTTCAGTCATGTCGGAATCCACCGCCAGCAGAGAATCGTACCACTTGATTTTCCAAGTGGTTGCCGGCCTGGATGCGACCGCCATGAGTCTCACCAACTCGCGATCCGAGCTTATGCGCGCCTTCAACTCGCTGAATCCTCCTAAATGCGGAGCCATGGTGGGCACTGAGAAGTCGGCCTGCCAGCCAGTGCCATCAGCTAACACGCGTGGCACCCGTACAAGCTCAGACGCCAGTCCATCACTGAACTTGGCGGCGACTTCAGCTGAATCCGATTCAAGCATGATGGTCAGGAACGCGTCCACGGCACCATCGCGTCCGACGACGTCTGCCACCGGTTGCCAGAGGCTACACTTGGCCGTGACGAGTTTGACTGGTGCCAGCCGGGCTAGCACTGTTGCCTGAGTAGGATAGCTGCTCACCCACGGCAGTAGCTCAGCCCTCTGAGTGGCTTTGATGGCCCAGCCTCGATCAAACAGTGCTGCCACTTTCTTTGTTGTGAAGCTGTGCCTCTTCAGCAGGCCACCGAGGCAGCCCTGCCAGCCAGCCTGAGCGGCTATTTGGTCAAGGGCAGCTGCATAGCCACCCTCGCGCCCAGTGGCGAGCAGCAACTCCCAAGCCCGTGTAATAGTGGTCGGAATGGCACCCTTGGGTGGTACCAAGTGGTGCACCCCTGCTGCATGTTTGAGGGCATTGATGGATGCTTCAAACATCATGCGCCTGAGGCTCCCCTCGTAAAAACTATGCTGAGGTGGCGTCACCAAGGGAAACGGAGCGTTGCAGACCACTGCGGCTGGCCCAGTCAGCAGATAGCCAGCCACCGCGGCCTGCATGTTGGATGCAGGGACTAGGTATGACTCGTGATACCGCGGGCCGCCATCGCCCCGGCTCATGAGGAATGCCATCACCTTCAAGGCCCTGTCAAAGCCCGCACCTGCATTGAACACAGAAACATAATGGCCCACAACGGCTGCCACGTTCTCATGCTCAAGGGTGCTCATGGCAGCCCTACGAATGCCAGCCTCACGGCCCTGCACAAAGACCAGAGGCCGCACCATCCTGGGTAGATTGGCCACCCCAGTGCCCCACGGAGTTTCAAGCGTGGTCCCTGAGATCATATACGTGGTAGTGGCGATCATTTCGTCAGAGACCATGGGCCCATCATGGTCTAGATACACCACGTCCCGCCCTGCGGTGATGACATCTGCGAGGTTGCTGGCAAAGCCCGACTGCGTGTATGCAGACACCAGCTGTTCGGCTTCGGCATCTACTATGCGCACCGGGCCACCGGTGCTGGCCTCCGCCACCGCTGTGATGATGTAATAGTATGCCAATCGCATCAGCCATACGGTGTCATCGTAGCTGCCATTGAGCAGCTTAGTCACCTTAGAAGCGATGCGCGAAGTGTCGGCACCACTGGTCGGGCCCTGGTACAGCGCTGCAAGGCCACCCTTCACGCGTTCGGACGAAGTGGTCTTTTTCTCATCCTGTAGGGCGGCAAATGCTGGCTGTAGCAACAGTGATTTGGTGCTCCCTCTCTGGTATGACCAGCGCACTTGCCCAAGCAGCGTTGGTTGCCACCTTCGGCCAACGTCATGCTCAGACACGACGCCGAGCGTGGAAGTGCTGAAGAGCTTGTATGCCAATGAAAGCCCATGGCCTCCATAACGCTCTTGGAGCTGCTGGTCTTTA